ATGACGAACGCGCAATCCACAATCGTTGCCGATGACAACGACATCGACGACACCTCTATCGAAGCAGACGCTGTGGAAGAAAAACCGCAATCCAGCCGCACCACCCTGGTGTTGGACATCATCAGTTTTCTCTCCCGCTTCGGTCTGGCCGCCACCTGGATTTGGGCGGGATTCCACAAGGTAGGCAGTGTTTTAGAAACCGGCCAATCCATCCAGGCGTATAAAATCTTCACCCTGGAATGGTCCGTGTTCCTGGCCCAAATCATTGGCCCCCTAGAGCTCATGGGTGGGTTTATCCTGCTCATCGGGGTGTTTTTCCGGCAGGCCGGCTGGCTGTCGACCATCGTGTTGATGCTGTTCATCATCGGTATCGGCCAAGCATGGGCGCGCGGATTGGTGATCGACTGCGGCTGCTTCGGCCAACAAGACCTGACCGACGGCGGCATGGACTACCTGCAAACAATCCTGCGTGACGTGGTGCTTGTCGCCATGTCCCTGTGGACCGCGTACCGGCCATATCGACGATTCGCCATCTACCCATAATTGTCTCGCATTATCATCGGTGGCGCCCACGGATGTTTCTCTGCCGGTATTCACAGAATTATGCCAGCATGCTCCTAGCAAAAGGGAAGCATAACTGGCATAATTCTTAGTTTGAATTGACATCATCCCCTCAACCCCAACAAAAGGTGGAAAAATACATGAGTTCCAAGACCACAAAACGAGCCAAAATCCAAAGTCCCAACGAGAATGGTTCCGGGTTCATCTGGGCCATTATCGCTGTCGTGCTCGTAGCTGTTGCGGTCATCGCCTACGTGATTATTTCCGGCAATAAGTCGCAAGAAGAAAAATTCGCCGAAACATATAATGAAACTACCGCCTTTAATAACAAGGTTGATGGCTCGGCAGTGCAGTTGGTTTCCGACAAGGCCGACAAGGCCAAAACCGTGGATATTTACGAAGACTTCTCCTGCCACTACTGTGCCGACCTGGCCAAAGAAACCGACGCGGACATGAAGAAGCTCATAGAAGACGGCAAGGTGAAGGTGAACATCCGCACCATGAACTTCCTGGACAAAGGCGAGATCGGGCACTCCAATAAGGCCGGCACCGCCGCCTACACCATTGCCAAAGACGATTCCGCGCAGGTGTACTGGAACTTCCGCACCATGCTCATGACTGAACAGCAAAACATCTGGGGCAAGAAAGAACTCAAGGATTTCGCCGACATGGCCAAAATCCTTGGCGCCAAGGACGAAACCGTAAAGAAGATCGCCGACGGCACCTACTCCGACGAGTTTAAGAAGATCGCCGACGACAACGCCAAGAAACTAGAAAAAGATGGTGACGGCCAAGTATCCTCCCCACGCGTCTTTATCGACGGCAAGGAGATCAAGGAAAACACCACATGGCCCAGCCAAATCAAGTAAAAAATAGTCGCTGCCAGTGGATTTGTCGGCAACCAGTTCTGTGCGGTAACCTGTAATCCGTTGCTGAAAAGCACGGGGCTATGGCGCAGCTGGTAGCGCATCACACTGGCAGTGTGGGGGTCACGGGTTCGAATCCCGTTAGCTCCACGTTTAACAGGACCCCCACGTACACCATGACGTGGGGGTCCTTCTTTTTTGCCCTATGACCTGCGTAAAATAATAAGCGACAACAAACGACACAGTGGGACATGAGTGTAAGCATGCGGACCACATGTAGACCGCAAGACCGCCCATAGACCACAAATAATCGCAGGAAACAACCCCTCATGCCCGCCCCTAAAAAACGCCTCTTCGGCACAATATCACGGCTATCATCCGGCAAATACCGCGCCCGCTACACCGGACCTGATGGCAAAAAATACTCCGGCCCCCACCCATTCTTCACCAAAGACGATGCTGGTGCCTGGCTGCGTCAAGAACAAAAACTCATTGAATTCGACGAATGGCAACCCCCGCACCTCCGGTACCGGACGAAAGAAGACGATGCCCGAACCGTCGGCGATTGGCTACGCCAGTGGCTAGACCTCCAAGAAAAACGCCTAAAGCCCTCCACTATGGTGAATTACCGCACCACCCTCGACCGCCGTATTCTCACTATCACAGGCAAAGCCGGTCGGCTCCGCACCATCCCCCTGGTAAGACTTACCCGCCGTGATGTAATCGACTGGTGGGACGCGCTCACCATACAATTCGGATACCAGCCCTATAACCGTGCGGCATATGTGCGCCTTCGCACCGCGATACAGGCAGCGGTAGACCGGGATCTGATCCCTACTAATCCAGTGGACGTGAAAGAGGCCCGCCACAAGCCCAAGCCAGCACGCAAGGAACTGCCCGAAGCCGCCACCATGCAGAAAATTGTGGACAATTTAAACCCGACCCATAAGATAATAGGTATCCTCACGTTCTTCCATGGCATGCGCATAGGAGAGGTGCTAGGCCTCAGGCGTAAAGACATCACCATTACAGGTGACACCATCCTCATCCATATCAGGGGAAACGCCTACCGCACCTCAAATGGTATGAAATACCAGGATACCCCCAAAACCAGCGCCAGCCACCGTACCATCCCCGTCTTTAAAAAATTCCACCAAGACATCATCGACCACCTGGCCACCATCGGTGACAGCCCAGACGCTTTCATCTGCACCACCGGCTCCGGCAAAATCATCCTAGACACCTCCTACAGGTCCGTCCTCCACCGTGCTAAAACCCGCGCCGGGATCACCGAGCGTATCAGCCCGCACTATGGTCGTGTGTGGCTTATCACCACACTGGTGGAGCAAGGTATGACGATCCCTGCTATCGGTGAGTTGTTGGGTCAGGTGGATCTGAAGACCATCACTGAGATCTATATGCGCACCTCCAATGCCAGGCGCCAGGAGGCATTGCAGCGGGTGAGTGACTCGCTCATGGGTTCATAAATGTAAAACTATTGGTAATAATATAACCGCCTGGCTATATTATTACCAACGATGTTACTTTCACCCACATGGGGAATGCACTGGTTTTTTATTTTGAGGGTTGGTCAAATTTTCAGACCTTCAAAAATAAAACCGCAGGTCACGCTTTTTTAGTGGGGTTTCGTGAAAAATAACCCAAGTAAGGATCAAAATAAACCCCCGGAAGCCCGGGGGGTTGTTGCCCTATTGTGTCGCTTTGATTGGCGAGCCGGGGCGGTTAGCGTGCCAGGCTTTCACCTCCTCTGCGTCCCATAGGGGTGTGCGGCCATCGAGGTGCGCTACGGGTTGGGGTGTTCGACCGCCTGCATGATAGTTCGCCCAGGTGCGTGGGCCGATACCGCAGTAGGTGGCGCAGTCGATGACTCGCCATAACACCCGCCCTGTGGCTTGGTCGGTGATAATAGGGATTACCGTCATCGGTCGAATTCCCGTGCTAGCAGGGTGATGATGCCAATCGTGTAGATTAGCAGCCATAGTGGGTTCGGCCGGGTGTAGAGGAACACCGCAACGGCAACCGAAATGCCCCACCGGATTGATGTTTTCATTTTGCCTCCTTTAAGAAAAGGGTAGTGTGGAGGGGTGCCCCCCGCCCCATCTATGACATGGGGCGGGGAGGCTACTTCTTCCGCTTTCCGCGCCGGTATCGCTTCACGCCTTTCCGGTGTTTCCCAGGCTTACCGCCTCTCGGGAAAAACCAGGCCAGAAGGCCGAGAATAATACCAGCTGCTTCCCACGGACCGGGGGAGCGCCAGGGTGACATATCATCACCTCCCTCCACTATTGAGTTCTCCCTGTTCCTTGGTGGAACACTACCCATTATACAGTTCTAGAACGTTACGTGTCAAGTGGGGGTATTATAAAAAATAACCCCCACCCTTATCGCGGAGGTAGGGGACTTGGCTTATAACAATCTAGCTATAAAACCCGCGCCGGGGATTAAGAATATCTGCGATCCATCCAATCATGAACAACCCCATTGTGCATGTGTATAGAACCCCTTTGCCGATTTTCCCTACATAGTAGTGGTGCAAACCGATGTAGCCACCAAAGAAAAGGCAAAGAAGGTAGATAGCGTAGCTCTTGTTACCGCTTAGGCCTATACTGGTTTGCAAATATCCCCGTAATGGTGCCCTACCAATGGAATTGTTGGGACCTACTAGCTCTGCATTGTAGTATCCCAGTCGCTGCGGATTGGGGTAATGGGGTTCTTCATATTCCCAATCACTATATGCGTCATCTTCGAGTTCCGGCCGGTACCGTCCGGGAACATTATAGGTGTAAGGGTCAAAAGCATAAGGCACCAGCTGCGGGATCGGGCATACAACAGGATTATATAGATCCTTATCTGTTATCTCTTCAAAGGTCGCAGCTTTGAGGGCAACTTCAGCAGAGGTGGCAGTTTCCCTGAGATAGGCATGGCATACAGTAATGAGCCCCAGGGAATCGTAGTGCTCAATGATGGGGAGGAATTTTGCCCCCGTCGCCTTACTTAACTCCCCGATTCGCTTACCGTCTAGTCGAACCTCGACCCCGGCCCAGCGGGTGCGCGTACCAAGAAGCACCTTGTGCAGCGTTACAAGAATGTAGGTTTTCTTATGGCCTAGCCCCGTATATGGTTGCAGCACATCGAGGTGGTCTTTCTCCTTAGTGACCTGGCTAGCTTGTCCCCGGGGGATGGCGGCCCATTTTCGTGAAGGCGGATTGTTAATAGGCACGATCATGCCAGGTGGTTGCGGCCCAACATGCACCGACATGTGAACATCGTTGGGATTGAAATTAGGCTGTGTCTCATTCGTCCACAAAGTACCCCTCACTCCGGCATCGAACCCGCTAGCGGCAAGGCGTGCCAGTTCGGGAAAATAATCATCAGTCTCCAAATCAGGTATATAAGCAATAACCCGGTCTTGCCACCTGACCGATATTGCATGACCTGCCTCGGAATGTGGATTGTCCATTTCCAACACGAGCGTTGCATCAAACCGGCGAACTTTATGCTCATTCAATGGAACAAGTTTTCTGATATCGTTAAGCGCTGTTCGATAAAAGGACTCACCTACGGTTTCCTGATCGCACCATTCCCTGGTAGATCGAGCATCATAGATGCTAGGCATGATTGTCTCCTCATGTTTTTATGAGCTTCCTTTAAGAAAAAGGTTACCCGTTAAACTGTTCTCCGCATATAGGTTTTAGATAAAGATTCGGTCACGAGGTTTCGTAGCAATTGAGGAATCACTAGTCCTGAATGCAGTACTGCGGTATCTTCCCTTTGGCGTAGAGCTGTCTCCAAATCCCAACCATGAGAATAGTCACGCCCAGCTCGTGAGCGATCGAGCTTATACTGTCACAGCTGATTTCGGCCGCCATGTAATCATTCTCATCTATGAGTAAGATTGCGGCCCATTCGTTTGCTTCACGTTCCTGTTGTTCGCGCGCCAATCCTGTTGCGCCAAGCTGGTGTCTATAGTGGGCATGCCCTAGCTCGTGTGCTAGCGTGCACAATGTTTGCACTTCGTGCATGCCCTCCCGAAGGCTGACGGTGCGGGTTACCGGATTCCAACCACCCTTCTTACCACCGGTATGGGTAACTATCATAACGCCCATCTCTTCGGCTAATTGTTCCAAATCAAGCATGGTTATCATGACTGCAACCTCTTCCGCTATCGTTAAGCACCGTCTGGCAAAAAAGCTCGCCTACGGCTTCTTGATTGCACCATTCTCTAGTGGATCGGGCATCATAAATACCGGCCATGGTCGTTCCCTCATGTTCTTATGAATATTATTTAAGGAAAACACTACCCGCTAAAGACTTATTCGTATATAGGTTTTAGATAAAGATTCGATTACAGGCCATGCACATAATTATCAAATACATCAACCCCGGTCACCTGAGCGCGCCGGGGTTTGTTTGTAGGTAAGGGCTTTAAGCTTCTTCTTGGGCGTTTAGTTCCTTGAGGTAGGCTACTCCATCAATGCACTTAGCAGTGGCCTTGATTTCTTCGATGACCTTGGGGGTGCTGATGATTTGGTCGCTTTTGTCTAGTATGAGCCAGCAATCATGCTTTTCGACGAGATCGGCAACCTTCTTGACGGCTTTAGGCTTGGGTACTGGTGCCGGTTCTGTACTGTAAGCAGGAATGAGCACCAAAACGTATTGTCCATCATCAACTTCTTTGATCTTGTAGGCTCTTCCAGGAAAAGGAATTGATTTAGGAAAAAGAGCAGATGCGCTAACCGCAGCGTATTGTTCTTCATCGCCGTACCAAGAGCAGATAGTAATGCGGCCGGTTCGCTTAAAAACCTCCAAAGCTGTGGTGTAAACGAGCGCAAGCCTTTTATCGGAGAGTGAAAGCATATTCTGTGGGCCGCCGACACTAAGAATTCCCATGCCATCTAGGCTAGTCCCGAATTGGGAAACCCGCTGGTTGTAGCACAAAAATTATGGACCATCGCTGTAATTATCGTCACCTAGGAAGCCTTCTTCCTCCGAGTCGTCGGCAACCATTTCATCACCGTGCCACGAGCTTTTGCCGCTGACTGTGGCCGCTGCGGCCCAAGGATCATCCGGTATTACTTGGCTGTGCTTATGCTCGGTGAAGGTTGTGCCCTGTTTTGCGTTGGTTTGAGGATCATTTTCTAATGACATTGCTTTGCCGAAAGTTTCAGCCCAGATTGCTTCATCGCTGTTAACTCGCAGGGCAAGCTCATGAATTAGTTCCTGATCGTTGAGCATTTTAATTAGCGATTGGGAACTGTTTGTTGCCTCTTCTTTTGTTAGGTATCCAGTTCGTACCAGGGCTTCCACCGGATTTTGTCCGTATGCCCTTGCTATGGCTATAACGTTGCCTTCCGACAATGTTCCTTTTGCTAGTTGTCGGTTAAGCGTACTAGTGGTGATACCTGCACGTAATGAGGCTGCTTTCTCGGTGTCGCCGTTGACTGTGTTGTAATACCAATCTTCATGAACGGTCATGCGTTTATTATGCATAATTTGGCGAACGATTGCAATCTGCACACGCCTATTGAGCTGTGTTTTTAAAGAATTATGCGAAAGGACTTGCGCGATCTGCGAATTGTGTGCATAATGGGATCCATGAGCGAAATGCATACAAAAAAAGATTCAGGTTGGCGGATCAAACCTGAAGTTATCGACAAAATCCGTTTATCCAACAACTTGCAGTCAGATGAACATGTAGCTCGAAAGGTAGGAGTATCGCTGGGGACTGTTAGTCGGGTGCGCCGGGGATACGACGTACGACTGGATACCGCGGTGAAGATGATGAGAGCTGCTGGGATCGTCGATATTCGAGAGGCCATTACACAGGCAGAAGTGAAGGATTCTGCTCCTGCTGCGTGATTCGCGCCGGGGCGTCGTAAAGCAAAGCAAAGAAAGAAGAAGGAGTTAAACCATGAGTAGTTCAGAAGCCCCTGATGCTGCGACAGCGGAAGCAGAAGAAATGGAAGAAGTTCATGATTCCATGGCGGTTGCCATAGCGGAGCGGTATCTGACGGATGCGGTCAAAAATTTCCATGATTGGGGCGCGCGTTACGCAGCCCCTGAAGATGAAATCGTTGATTTGCTTGACGGAGAAGACTGGGTTGTTCGTTTAATCGAAACAATCCTGGAGTACGCCAAGAAAACCGAGGATGCTTTGCTTCGTGTTGGTGTTGTGGCCGATATGGATTTTAAGTATACGACTGCGCTAAGACTTACCGAGGATGGGGCAGTTATTTCCGGTCATGGAGTCGGTCTGGATAGTGACAATTGGGGCTGGTTTGTTGTTGAGATGAGCGCTGATACTGTGCGTCGAATTGCTCATTTCTGCCGGAAGCGGCTGCTTTTTGATCGTATCAGGATTTATGCCCAGCTGGTGCACTACTTCAATGAGCTACGGGGGCATTGGGAAGACGGAGTGGGCAGATTCCCGGGCGAGTACTTTTCCGGCTTTGCTATGGCTATTGAGCTCCTGGCCAGAGAGGTCGGGGAATATTGGCTGCTCTGTGGGGGTCGCGGTGATTCACAGTGGGCCGCCGTAAAGCAGGATCAGGGAGTCTCCTAATGGCGTCGCGTTATATGTCAACCCGGGAAGCGGCGGAGTATCTAAGGATTTCGACCAGAACTTTGCAGCGCTATGCCAGGGAGGGGCGGCTTTCCCGGATCCGGCTTTCTAAGCAGAAAATCCTGTACATCCGTGCGGAGGTGGAGGAGCTGGTGGAGCGCAACACCTATCGCGTCTAGGTCTCAGGTGGAATCCTGGCCCCGTTGCCGGTGGGTTATCCGGCATCAGGCCCATGAAATGGCCGCATCCAGTCCGGGCTTCATGTGGATGCTGCTGGTTCGAATCCAGCCGTGGGCACCAAGCGCCACGAGGTGTGGTGCGTAAACCTCTTCAAGAGAAAGGAATAACAATGATGAGTAGTGCAGATTTGGGGGCTGGTGTGGTTGATATGAGCATCCCAGTGAGTGATGGCGCCCCTATCCAGTTCCATTTGCACCTGCACGCAGACACCGATCAGGATTGCACAATTGATTTGGTGGCCACGGAGGAGGGGATCCAGATTCGGCTCCGGGGTGCGCAGCCAGTGGATGATGCAGATCAGCAGCCTGATAATGAGGATAAACCACAGTTAACGGGCAACCTCATGCGGGATCTTATTAATGAGATTTCCGCTGAGATGGACACGCCAGAATGGAAAGCCGAGCATGAGGCTTCTTTGGCTGCGGCAGCGGCTGAGGAAGAAGCGGCATTGCTTGCTGAACAGGGTGAGCCGCCGGCTGAGCGGGTAGGTGACTGCCCTGAAATCGGTGACGTGGAGGATAGCGCCACGCGCGTGTACCTGGGAAAGCTTTTTGATTGGACCGTCGCTGAGCGCGTCGATGATGGGGTGGTCTTCACCCGCGGTGAGCGTGAGCTGTTCCGGGTGCCGGAGGAGCGGTTCGAGGAGATGCGCCAGTTGTTCGTCCTGGAGGATACCGGGCTTATCGCCATGAATGTTGATGGTTTCCGTGTCGTCCGTGAGGGTTGGGATGCGTGCATCTTCGATGGTGACATCTTCTTTGAAGCGATTCCCGCATCCAAGTTCGCCACGCTGACTCGCTTGTTCACGTAGCCGCCGGCTCCACAAACCCCTATTGATAATTTTGGTCCCCCGCTGGGGAAGGCGGGGGACTGCATAAAACACATTCCCAAGACCAGAGAAAGGAAAAGAAAATGTCCTGGAAACGTATTGGCCAGTCTAACACCTACGAGGCCCACTTGGCGTATAAGTCGCTACGCCGTCATGCTGCGGGTAAGAAAATGACCGCTGCTGGGCGTCGGGCGATGTTGAACATGGGCTACATCGACGAGGATGATGCGATCACCGTGATTGGCAAGCATGTGCTCCGTGGCGGCGACTAACCGCTGTGGCGCAATTGAAATGAAAGAAGGAAATGATGACCAACAATATTGATGCGCGGTTTGATTACCGCACCCTAGATGCTGAGACCCGCAAGCGGCGGGTTCAGATGGGCAAGAAGATCAAGGCTTTAGCTATTGAGCTGGATGCTCTGCTGGCTGATGGCTGGGAGAAGAAACAATCGCTGCTGCGTCTGGAGGAGACCATGATGTGGGCCAACGCGGCTATTGCGCGGGAAGGGAAACAATCATGAGCCAGCTGCAATTGAAGCTGCGGATCCGGCTGAGGCCGGGTGTGGAGCGAATCGGCCTTTTCGGTGCTATCACCGGCCAATCGTACCCGGATTTGTGGGAAGTGCTGTGGGGCGGGGAGTTGATCGCGTCGTTCCGTAGCTGGGGTGATGCGGTGACTTATGCTCACATGAAACTGGTTGAGGCGCAGCGGGAACGGTATATGGCGTTAGTGCGGACCGCTACTCGGCCGCCCCGCCGGTTGGCGTTGGAGGCTGCATAATGACGAATCTTAACTATCTTGAGGCGGATGCAGCGTTGATTGTGGCATGTTTGCCTGAGGAGATCGACGACGAAATCACCAAGGAGCAGTTGCCGCTGTTCTACACCTATGCGCTGTTGCTGCGTGCGAAGGGCGTCGATACGCAGCTGGAGGATGTGCATGATGCGTGGGCGGCTTGGGCTTCTGCTGCCCGGCCGGACCACCCCGCGCTGGTGCCTTTTGAGGAGCTCACGCCGGAGATTCAGGCCTTGGATCAGCCTTTCCTTGATGCTATCCGGGAGGCTGCTTTGGTCCGAAAAGAGGGGGTGGCGGTATGGCTGCGCCAAGATTAGATCAAGAGTTGCTGCAAAGCCTCAACAGTGCCTGGAGTGGTATGGAGCGCACCATGGCGTGGCAGCAGGACGTCATCAAAAAGCTGATGGAACGCTCGGCATCGTTGGATGCGCTGCATAAGGCGGTGGATGCCGCGGACCGGATCAATAAGCTGCACACGGAGCTGACCCGGGTGAATAAAGACAGAGAGGCGTTGCGTATCGAAAACCGTCAGCTGGAGAAGCAGCTGTCTGATGCGATGCATTCTAGTGATTGGGATGAGTTGAGCGAGCTTGCGGAAAACGCTCGGGAGAAAGTTCTGGAAGTGGCGGATTTGGTGGCAGGGTCTGGTGCTGCCGCCACTTCGGCACCGGCATTGACCGAGCTGATTACCCGTATGGGTGCGGTGACCGCGAAGTTGCGGGAGATCACCGGGGCTAGCGCTGGGGCTGCTGGCGCCGATGCTGGATCGGGGAGCGATCATGCCTGAGAAGATGCCGGCACGGTCGAAAATCGTGGTTGATGTTCGGGAGTTGCAGCGTGCTATCCGGGCGGTGGTCGGGGTGACGGAGCGTAAACCGGAAATCTATGATGTGGTGCGCCTCATCACCTACGCCGGGAGTCTGCTGGTGGTTGCTGCGAACCCCCAGCATGTGGTTCAGGCCTATGTGAGTGCCTATTTTGATGATGTGGAAGAGGCTCACCGGGTGGTGGAAATCACCACAGCTAGCGCCAAGCTGTTCCTGAAATTGAAGCCGGATAAGGAAGAAGACGACGCAAGGGCTGCTATCTTCATCCGTGATGAGGAGGTCCAACTTCAGGACCTTTCTGGCACCTGCGGGGATTTGACGGAGGTGACCGCGGCGCGGGCTGATTCGGCTTTCACCACGGACACGGCGCAGTTGTTCGATCGGGTGCGTGCTGAGGCAAAAGCGCGCGCAAAAGGCCCCGCTGGGGATATGGGGCCAACCATGTTCACTGCCGCCCAGGCGGCCGCGCTGGGTGCTGCGGCACACCAGTTTGATACAGATATCACCCCGGTGCCGCTCGCGGCCCAACGCCATCGTGCCAGGGTGTATGTCGCATTGAAGGATATGTTCGAGTCGTATTCCTTTGTGCCTGCTGACCGTGGTGTGCAGGAGCCCCTCCCAGGGCTCCCCGGCGCGGTCCCGGAGGGGGCTAGCGCTGGGGCGGAAGCTGTGGTGCGTGATGGTGATGGGTTTGAGTATGAAGCGGTGATTGATGGGGCGAAGCCTCAGAAGGCGAAGGTTCGGCGGTTGCGTACGAATCCGACTGGTGGTGCGGTATGACCGGTGGGATGTTGCCGTGTGGTGGTGATGCTGAGCTGGGTATCTGTCAGCAGCGTGATATGCAGGCGACCCCGTCTGCGCCGAGTCTGTGGGATCCGTCTGCTGCGGGTGAGCCGGTGGCGCGGATGCGGAAGCGTCACCAGCAGGCCAAACTGCTGTGCGCGCAGTGCCCTTTGCTTGAGGCTTGTGAGCGGATGCTATCGGACTGTGAGTGGCGTGGGGTGCGGGTTGCCGGTGTGGTTGCCGGCCGCTATTCGGATCGTCCCCAACCGCTAACTAGCAGCGATCCCTATCAGCTGTGCTGCAGGTGGTGTGGTGGGCCTATGGACCCGCAGGCCCTTGTGGCGGCCCATGCGCGGAAGCGTTGCTGTCATACGCCGTACCAATATAAACAGCGCCACATGGGCGAGGGTCTGTGTAACCGCTGCTATCAGGGCCATTCCAGGGCGGCTCGTGCCGCTAGGAAAGCGCAACCCGTGCGTCGCACCCGGCGCCGCCGGGCGAGTGCGCGTAAACCCGCCGCCTAGGCGGCATTACAGGAACGCGCGTGATGGTTTGTGTTGCGCGCGTTTATATTTTTGAGATTTACAAAAACAGGAGAAAGTCATGGCTTGGCTTAAAATGAGCGATACATTCACGACGCATCCGCTAATGATGCGATTACTTGGGATCTGCGAGGGGAATCACCAATTGAAGAATGAAGCATCAGGGGTGCTGCTGGATTTGGCGTCGATTTCGGCGGAGCATCTGATGGACTACTACGTTGAATATGGCGCACTGGCCCAGGTCGCGCCGGGTAGGGAAGATATCATGATTGATCTGCTGAGTAGGTCGGGTTTACTTTTTGAGGAGCAGCAGCCTGATGGGACATGGATGTTACGGCTTGTGGATGATCCCGGCCTCTTTCACATGCGGTCCCGGGAGGAAGTGGAGCTTGACCGTCGTCGGTCGAAGGATAAGCGCAACCCGGATTTGCTTATGCAAGTGCGGCTAAGGGATGGAGACCAATGTCGGTGGTGCGGTAAGACCGTTGATTGGCGAGACCGCCGTAGCCACCGGCGGGGTACATATGATTCGCTTAATGGGCATCGGGACTCAACGGTGGAAACTTTGGTTGTTGCCTGTTGGTCATGCAACAGTCGGCGCGGTGCTGGCGAGGTCCTGGAACTCCAGGACCCACCCACGCCTGAGGAAGTGCACTACAACAAATACAGCATCGAGTTCATCAACAACTCGCAGTACGCAAAGGACCACAATATTCACGTAGTGGCTAAGGAAGAACGCGAGAAACAGCACAAACAATCCACTCGCGCCTGGCGTGCCACACCACAGCCTAAAGCAACGGTAGACGAAGCCAAGGCTGATACCCATGATACGCCACCCCGGTTGAGCGGTGCGGCGCCTACGCGGTCCAATAATGACTCTGCCCCAGGTGGGTTCAGTGATCCAGTAGAAACCGCGCCGGACTGGGCGATGGGGGAGGAGCTTTCAGAAGCCTTAATGGAATATCCTTCGGTGTCGGCAGGGAGCTCTATCAGTGATTCTGATCGTGAGCATGCCAAGCGAGCGAAGCCAGCGCGGGCGCGCCGCCGTGCCCAGCGGCGGCACCGTAAGCACAAGCGTGGGCGTGGGAAGCGGAAGTAGGGATAAGTAGCTCACTGGGCAGAAGAAGGTAGGTGATATAGCGTAGCACCGCGCATCGTTACCCGTTTCAGCAAGGCTGGGACGGGTAGTCGGTGTGCGTGCGCGCAGGTGGGTTGGCGTCTAGCCATGTGGTGGACATGGGGGGAAGTGTACTGTGGCCGTTGCCTGACGCCTTCTTGTTGGCCGCAGTAAAGATAAAGCAGAGGCCGCTTGCAAGCAAACGGCCTCGGATACTCCTTCAACGCATGGTGGACGAGCTGCTTTAAGGATAAGAAGATTCAACAAATTTTGCCAATTATGGTGCATATGCGCACCTAGAAGGGGCCCCGGGCTTATGCCCGGGTTTTCTTTTGCCCTGTTCTATAACGAAACGGTAAAACCTAGCACGGATCTAGATCGGACCTAGATCGAAACCAGAACGATGGGGTGACGGATCTAGGATCGTCGGGTCGGGGCGGGTCGGGTAGAGCCGTGAGGTGGCAGGGGCGGTGAGTAGACTACAAACCTATTGAGGGATACCTACTTATAGAGAGAGGAAGAGTTGGAATGGATGATTATCTGCTTCATGAGTTAGGAAGGTCCCTGTACTCATTGGAGAAGGATGGTGCCGGGTTGGAGGAGCTTCTTGCCTTTCACTGTGGGAGTAGTACCACTGATACCCCGGGGCGCGCGGTGTGTTATTCGAAACCGCCGGTGAATTTGACGGTGTTGGATTTGTTGGTTCAGACGGAGGGGCTGCTTTCGTTTTGGGCGTCGGAGGTGTTGGTGTGTGGCGGTGATGGTGTTGTAGGCCCGGTGCCTGAGGGGATCACGGCTACTGCTGCTTGGTTGCAGCGGTATTTGGATGTGGCGGATGGTATGCCGTGGGGTGAGATGATGGCGGAGGAGGTTATTGCCCAGGCGCGTATGGTGGTGTCTGTGGTGGAGCCTGACAGTGGGGGAGAGGAGCCGGCACCGCCGGAGTGGGCGACGTGTCAGGTGGCGGCTTCGTGGGCTAAGCAGGCTGGGGTGCAGGTGTCGCGTACGACGGTGTATCGGTGGGCGCAGGCGGGGAAAGTGGCTACCACAAAGGATGATGTCGGTGGCATGTTGGTGCGGCTAGATGACGTGTTGGCACGCGCTGGTGCGATGCGTGGTGCGTTATCCTTTGGCGTGGGACACGCAGTGGTGTAAACTGGCGTTCGGAACCCCTGGGTAAAGCCTGGGGGTTTAGTCATGCCTAGGGTTGGGGAGGAGGGGATCATGGGATCAGAAGCAAAGAGTATCCAGCAGGAGGTTGACCGTCGTTTCCGGTATCACGAGGGCACCGATGCGCAATGTGAAGACTGTATTAAGGTGCGTGCTAGTGTGCAGGCGGCGGCGCATCGTGTGGCGGCGATCGCACCGGACTGCAGGGAGCGTGAGCTAGCCATCACGCACTTGGAGCAGGCATTGTCATGGGCGATCGCTGCTATTGTCCGCCCGTCGCAAGGCGGTGCTGCTGATGGCGTGGCGTAACGGGCCGTCGCGCACGTCTGCGGCTGAGTGGAAACGCCTACACCGATTAGCGGGGCGCCACCTTCCTTATTGGTGTGCCTATTGTGGTGTCGAACCGGTGACAGGACGAGGTGGCTTGGAGTTGGACCACATCGTCCCGGTCGCTGAGGGTGGCGGTGATGGGCTCGATAATCTCCAGTGGTTGTGCCCGTCGTGCCATGCGGAGAAGTCCCGCCGCGAAGCAGCGCGGGGGATCAGTAGGCGTGTGGCGCGTCGCCGGCTGTATGACCGGTACGCCCCCCGCCACCCCGGCTTGAAATAAGGTGATCTAGGCCACGTGGGGTGGGGGGTGCCCCGCCGCCGGCCGGTCCCTGGTACGGCACACATACGGCCCCCGGCTGTGTACGGGTTTCAGGGTTTTTGCTGGTCAGGATAGGTTTCTCGGTTTTGATTGTTGGTTGATGGCGCGTGCTGGGGCTGTGACCTGCGGCTTTGCGTTATGGTGTGGGTCACTATTTCCTTGGTTACCTACCCCCTTGGTCATTGGTGACCAGAAAGGGTAAATATGCCCAGCTAGGACTAGGTATATCGTAACGCTTATGGTAAAATACGGATTATGAGATTAGTGTGCGAGGTGTGCGAAGCCCGGCTGGAGATCCCCACCAGGGGACGCTCCCCGCGGTTTTGTTCGTCCGCATGCAGGCAGAAGGCCTACCGCAGGCGTCGGCGTGAGCAGTTGCCGGCCCGGATGCGGGAACTATCCCGGTGGACGGCGGCCGATGGCAAGCGGCCCGTCACACCCACCGGCTCCCCTGCGTCAACAACCAAGCCGGAAACCTGGACCGCCCACGCCGAGGTACAGGATGGTCCGCACGGCGTCATGCTGGGCGGTGGCCTAGCCTGTATCGACCTTGACCACTGCATCAACCGGCGCGGCAAGGTGGCCGACTGGGCGGTTGAGATTATCCGGGCGGTGCCAGGTGCCGTTGTGGAGCGTTCGGTCTCCCGGCGGGGTCTGCATATTTTCGGGCTGCTCCCGGAGGGTCCAGGCCGGCGGCGCGGCTGCGTGGAAATCTATTCCCGAGCAAGGTTCATTCGGACAACAGAAGATATTTACCGCATGGGCGGCCTCGTCGATCTAGCCCCCGCGGTGCGAGTAGCTGCCGCACTGCAGCGAGAGGGACGTATCCCCGAACGGTAACAAGTAGCGAAGGAGGTGGTTGGTCATGGTGCGTGGCCCAGTACCGAAGCGCAGCGACCAGCGTAGGCGGCGGAACAAAGCTGATGCTCCCGCTGTGGTGGTGGCCATGGGGCAGCAGGTAGTGAAACCTCCCGCAGAGGACCGGGCGTGGCACCCGTATGCGAAACAGTGGTTCCGCTCCCTGAAACGGAGTGGTCAGGCCCAGTTCTATCAGGAAAGCGACTGGCAGGAAGCCCGCTTAGTGTGTTGGCTTATCACCCAGGAGCTAAGTTCCCCGACTGGTGCCCGTGCTGGGATGATGGATGTAATCTTTTCCCGTGCTGATGCCTTGATGACCACCGAGGGGGCGCGCCGCCGACTGCGCGTAGAACTCACCACCCCGAAGATAGTGGATGAGGCGAAGGAAGCCACCGTGTCGATCATGGAACAGTACAGGGCTGATCTAGCATGATGATTCCCCCGGAGGAGCGGCTAGACACGCTTCCCCCGGGGGTTCCCGATTTAACGCTCGGCTGGGAGGCACTCGCATGGGCTGCCAAGTATCTGAAACATCCGAACGGGATTCGCGCCGGGTTGCCGTGGAAATTCACTAACCGCCAGGCCAGGTTCGTTTTATGGTTTTATGCCGTTGGCCCAGATGGAAAATGGTTGTTCTACAGTGCGTTCCGTCGTCTAGCTAAGGGATCCGGCAAGTCGCCGTTCGCTGCTGCTATGGCGCTCATTGAGCTGCTTGCCCCTGTCAGGTTGGAAAGGTTTGATCCGCAAGTGCTCGGCGGCTGCATTGGTAAACCTGTGGCGATGCCGTGGGTGCAAATAGCTGCGGTTTCTGAGGCGCAAACCGATAATACGATGAGGCATATCAGGGCGATGGCTAATAAGAAGACGGCGATTGAGCTGCACCGTGATTACGACATTGACCCCGGTATTACGAAGATTAATGTTGTCCCCGAAGGCAAGCTGGAGGTTATTACATCATCTGCTGCTACCCAGGAGGGTGCGGAGGCAACGTTCATTATTGGCGACGAGTTAGAGCACTGGACCCCAGCTAAAGGCGGCGGTGAGCTATACAGCACCTTGGTGGATAACCTAACTAAGTCAGGGTCCCGTATGCTAGGCACCTTAAATGCTTGGAAGCCGGGGAAAAACACCGTGGGGGAGCACACGTTTATCGACTGGTGTAACCAAGAGAAAGGCTTATCCAAGAATGAAAAACAGATCCTCATGGATATCATCCAGGCCCCGCCAGAAACCAACCTAGCCGATGCGGCATCGCTTCGCGCCGGGTTGGAGTTCGTGTATGGGGACTGCCCATGGGTTGATATCGACGCCATCATGACCCGCATTTGGACGCACAGTGCTAAACCGGATGACTCGAAACGGAAATATCTGAACTGGCCAGTAGCGTCTGTTGATGCGTGGATTGACCCCAAAGACTTGGCGCTCATGGCCATGCCGGATATCCAGGTGGAGCCTGGCGAAGAAATTGTCATGTTCTTCGATGGATCGCTCACCCGCGATACCACAGCCCTGGTGGGGTGCCGGGTTTCCGACGGGCATGTGTTCCTGATCGGGGCGTGGGATCCCGGTAACAGCCACGCATCCCAAGCGGAGAAGAAAACCATTGATGTTGAAGCAGTCACCGCCCGTGTCGCCCAGGCGTTTGACACGTGGACAGTGAAAGCGTTCTTCGCTGACGTGCGTGAATGGGAATCCTTCACGAAGATTACGTGGCCAGAATGCTACAAAGACCAACTAGAACTGTGGGCGGTACCATCTGGGGCAAATCCAGAGCCAATCGCCTGGGACATGCGCAGCAAAAGCTTTGATTTCACCCGGGCATGCGAACTAACAGAAAGAGAAATCATTGAGCACGGATTCACCTACGACGGTTCTATAATCCTCACAGACCACTTACGGAACTGCTACCGGGCGGAAAACCGCTACGGGATATCCGTGCGGAAAGAATCCCCAACCTCAGCGAAAAAGATTGATGCAGCGGTTTGCCTCATTGGTGCGCGGATGGTGCGCCGAAAATGGTTGGATAACCAACCAGATACCCACTATGACGGAAGGGCGGTGTTTGTGTAATGAAAATGTCGAACCGGGCGGTACTTGATGGTGTGCGAGGCCTCCTGTCCCAACACGCATATGAATACGCCAGGAACAACAAGATTCATATGGCGATGCTGCCCTGGACCCGGAAATACGCGGCCGGCCGGTTCACGGTCTTGAACGAAAAGGCAACACCAGGCGGCAGGTATGACCGCCATATCCAGATCGCCCAAGACTCCCAAGTCCCATTCCTCCCTCTAGTGTTGGATACGTTCGCTCAGTCGATGAAGATCGAAAACTATTTCAGCGGCAACTACGAGCAATCCCCACTGTGGGAGCACTGGCAACGCAACGCGATGGACGCTGCTCAAACCGGTATCACCCGGGCGGCCCTCAAATACGGCACATCCTATGCCGTAGTCGATCGGGGTGCTTTCCCCGGCCAAGCATCTGCACCGCTTATCACGGGGGTTTCTCCCCGCATGATGACCGCCTACTATGGGGAATCAAGAGCCTGGCCAGGCGAATACGGGCTCACTTCAGAATGGCCTATTCTCGCCCTAGAAATCCGGGGGGCTAGGATGCGGCTCATAGACGAAAACTACATCTACTACATTGGGGCACGCCACGCACCCAAGAACCCAGCGGAATGGGTTTCCGAAACGTGGAACAACACCATCAACCTCCAGATCATCGAGGCCCGCCCTCACGGCGCCGGGGTGCCACCAGTCGTCCGCTTCCGGGACCGCTGGCTACTAGACGGTGAGGAACACGGCGGCATCATCGAGCCGCTCCTATCACTCCAAGATCGAATCGACAGAACCAGCTACGAAATGGGCATCGCCCAATACTATGCCGCTTTCAAACAACGATACGTGATCGGATGGGCCCCCAAAGATGAACTCGAAGGGATCCGCATGAAAGCGAACGATGTTTGGTTCATCAACGCGGACGGCACCAAAACAAAAGCCGGTCAGTTCGAGGAAACCGACCTAACCCGGTACATTGACTCCAAACAAGCGACCATACGGGACCTGGCTGCGATCGCCCAGGTTCCAGCGCAATCCCTAGGTGCGAACGCCATCAGCAACATCAGCGCCGATGGCCTGGCAGCCATGGAATCAGCCAAAGACCGAAAAGCCTCCGAAATCCAAACAAGTCTCGGCGAATCCTACGAACAACTATTACGGCTGTGCGGACACATGGACGGCGATGCCGATTCAGCCGCTGACTTCGCCGGCGAAGTGAAATGGAAAGACACCACAGCAAGGTCGTTTGCTCAAACTGTCGACGCGCTCGGGAAACTCGCCACCATGCTCGGCATACCAGCGGAAGCACTCCTGGAAGACATCCCCGGGTTCACAGAGGAGAAAATCCAGCGGATCCTCACCAAGTATGGCTACCCATCTACACAAGGAGATGAATCCCAGCCCATGCCTGAAGTGACGTAACAAATACCGCAAGGGGGTGGGTTGTGAGCATCGAAAACCAGCACTCCCGAGACCAGGAAACCGCCCTGTGGCTTAGAGACCAGATATATAAGCTGATCGAAGACCAAACGATCCCCACCACGATTGAGGCACTCTGGGACCTAGTGACCGCGCTGCTGCCGCTCATCCATAAAGCCAGGAAAGCGTTCTACCAATCCGCAGCCCAAACCATGACCGAAGATATGCGCGCACGAGGCATGGAGATAGACGTGGCACCTATGCGGCCATACCGGCCTAACGCTGCCTGGAAGATGCTCCTGCGCGCCCTAGGATGGAACCCGAAAAAAGATCCGATACCTGGCGATATCGAATCATATTCAAAAGATGCACAGCGCGCCTTGTTGGAAAAAGTAGCGGCCTTCCCCGCTAATCCCGCTGACCCTGTTGCCTTGGCTCGGGTATCGCGCCGGGTAGCTGCTGGGGCAGTGCGGCATGCGCGTGCAGCTGGTCGTGATGTGGTGGTTGATACCGCGGCCAAGGGCCGGGTGCGTGTGGTGTCGTCGCGGAAACGTCCACGGGTGACGGTGGAAGATGGCACTGGGTCGGATGGCAGGCCCAAGGTGATAGTGGAATACGCCAGCGACGACAGGAAGGCGGGAGACGATAATGAGTCTAGGAAAAAGGCCAGTAAGGCAGAACCAGCTAGCGCCAAGTCTGGTGGCAAGGTGTTGGGGTGGGCCAGGGTTTTAACCGGGGCTGAGAGTTGTGCGTTTTGCGCGATGCTGGCATCCCGGGGGCCGGTGTATTCCGAAGATACCGTGGTGACAACAGGGAAGCCTAGGGAAGTACGGCCCCGCCAAGTTCATTACCGGAATTCGGGCGCTACCGGGGGCCATACGTATGTTTCGGGATCCCGGCGGGAAGGAGAGAAATATCATGACCACTGCGATTGCATAGCAGTCCTTGTTGTTAAGGGATCATCGTGGAATGGTGAGCAGCAATACCATGCCCTGAAGGATCTGTGGGATGACGCAACGTTTCAGCCAACGCAAGAGGAATTAGATGCGGGGCTTGACCAGCCTCGGGATAGATTCAATAAACGATATTCTGACGCGATAAAAGCCGACCCGGAAAAATACTCGGCGCTAAAGGCCGACCCGGAAAAGACTGAGCCTGACATGCCGCTTAGTGAGATTCGTAAGGACATGCCTGGTGAAGGGGTGACGCTCGACTTTGAAGAAAGAAGGGAAAAGGTTTACATTCCGCCCGAAGTGCGGAAAAAGTTCGGTGATAATCCTGATTGGCTACACCGGTTATCAGCTGAAGAAGGAGCTACCAACCCAGCAACCCATGAATGGGACACCCTTATCACATTATTGAAACATGGGCATGAAATTCGGATTAGAAAGTTGGGTGATGGTGAAGATAAGACATCACCTGATATTGTTCTTGATGGCGTTATTACGGAGATGAAGGCACCTAAGGGTGGTGGGAAAAATACCATTTACAATAATATGCGTGAAGCTGTAAAGAATTTCAAGAGCTTATCGCATATAGAATCCATACAAGCCATCATTGACGCTGCTCGTTTAGAGCTTACTGATGAGCAGGCGCGAAAAGATATTCAGATGAATCTTGGGAGTCCCAGGTTGTCTAGAATAGGTAAAATTATTTATATCAACCATGATGGTGAGGAAGAGGAGTTTACCCGATGAGTCTTTTTGTAATGTCAGATGCCCCTATCAAAGATGTTGTTGATCTTTTGTTGCAGGAGCCATATACGGAGAATACTATTGCTCGTAATCAAGATCCTGAAGCATATGATATCCGTACCTTAGATGGTGTTCTGATTTCACTTGATTACGGGGTTAATAGTGATGGGGATTTGGATACGCTGCTTTTTGTTCCTGAGGAGCAAGAAGACTTGCAGCGGAAGATTTTCGAGTCGGTGAAAAAGCTCCGTTATAAAGCCACGATCTGTGAGCCCCCGAATGATGTTGAAGTAGTTTATATGCCGGATGATCCATTGCCTGCTGTGCCTGCTTAAGGCGAGCGCTAAACCATTTTTTAACCCGCATGCTCCCATATAGGGGGCACGCGGGTTTTTGTATAAGAAAGGATGATTCCTGATGTTTAACCAAGAACCAGATCCAGATAATGACTATACCATGATCGTTCGGCAATCCCCTGAGGGGGAGCTGACGACCACATCACTCGTTATTGCTGAAGGAACGCAGGTTCAGCATAAGAATGTTTTAGAGCTGCTTCGTAAGAATCAGCCTGATTTTGAAGAGTTTGGCCCACTCGCGTTTGAAACGCGGAAGGGGTCACCGCTTCCTCAAGGAGGATTCGCTAAATCAACAACCGTTGCCGTGCTGAATCGTGAGCATGCCATGCTGCTCATGACCTATATGCGTAACACTGCGGTGGTTCGTCAGTTCAAGAAGCAGCTTGTTAAAGCATTTACCGATATGGAGCGGCGCCTTGCCGCCCGTCCAGCATTTGATCCTTCCCAGATCACTCGCCTGGAGATGGCGCAAATGCTCCTGAATGCCGAAACTGAGCGCCTGGCGCTGGAGGCGGAAAACAAGAAAATGCAGCCCAAAGCAGACGCCTATGATTGCTTCATTGATGCGTCTGGCTCCTACAGCATGGGTGTGGTAGCGAAGATGTTGGGGGTGGGCCAAAACTGGCTGTTTCGTGAATTGCGTAACCGAGGTGTGTTGATTCCTCGCGGCGCTATGCGTAACACCCCCTACCAGCGGCATATGGGCTACTTCGAGGTCAAAGCCCACCGCTATGAGCAGCTGAACGGGGAAGAAAAAGTGTCGTACACCACGTATGTTCTCCCTAAGGGCATTGACTTTATCCGCAGAACATTAGGGTTTACCAGGATTGATCCCATGCTCCCCATCCCTATGAACTAACCCCACCAAGCTGGTGGGGTTTATTCATGACCACCCTTACTATTCGCATTTCACACAATCTAAAAGGAGGCAACATGCAAGACGCTACTAGCGCCGAGCCCCAGGATGAACAAGACGCTAGCCTGGAGGACACTACCCCGGATATCAGCCAAACACCATCACAAGACGCTGCCTTACAGCATGAGATGACCTTGGAAGAGGCCTTGGCGGCATTGGAGAAAACCCGCCAAGAGCGGGATGCTGTGCAGGCCGCGGCTGATAAATGGAAACAGCATGAGGATTCCCAAAAGACGGAGCTCCAACTCATGCAGGAAAAATTAGCGGCTGCGGAACAGCAGCTAGCGCAGGAGCGGACAACAAACACCTTGTTGGAAGTAGCCGCTGCGCATGGTATTAAGGCGGAAGATTTACCGCTTCTGGGTACTGGCACGAAAGAGGAAATCACCGAGCGCGCTAAGCGCCTCCAGGCACTGTACGGGGATCCTGCTGAGGGCACCCCACCACCGTCGCAACGCCCTCGGCAAGGGCTGCAATCAGGGCAGGGAACCCCGAGCCAGGTAGACGATGTGGCGTACCCGGAATCGTGGATTCCGGCCGCTCTTCGAGCTGAAAAATAAAACCGGATAATTAAGGAGAAATATTATGAATGTGACTAAACGGCACTACAGCCCTGGCAGCGATGTTACTGCTAAAGCCGCGAAGGCGATCCCCGCAGGTAGTTTTGTCGTGGTCTCTGGGGAAATGGACGGTCGGAACCCGGTCGTCGATGTTGCTGGCGCGGATGCTATCCCATTCGGTGTGGTTGCCGCGGACGTGGCCAAAGATGACTACGTAACCATCTACCGGGCCGGGTATGTGCTCGATGCTATTGCTGCCGGCGCGATTGCTGCTGGCGCTAAGATTTCCACCGCAGCCGGCGGTAAAGCGGCCACCGCCGGCACTGGGCCTGTTGTGGCCATTGCTCTCACGAAAGCCGCGGGTGCGGATAAGCCCGTAACTATCGCACTGCTATAAAACGAACGAAGGAAACAACATGAAAAATTCTGGTTTTTACCCGGGCGCCGCCCCCACGGTAGCCAACGGTGCCATCACAGTGGATTTGATGCTGCAAGAACCAGCACGAATCTCTAAATACATTGCGGACATTACTGCCTTGAAGATGTTCACTGACCGCCTTTTCGGCCATAGTGATGCTCAGGGCGGCGCCATCCTGTACGAAGTCAATACCGAAAACCAGGTGTTAGCAGATGACCACACCGGTATCATCGCCCCGGGTGGCGAATACCCGGAGCTGGACGCCACTCCTGGTGAGCCCAAAGTGGCTCAGGTGAAAAAGCTTGGTGGTAAGTTCTCCATCACTGACGAGGCGAAAGCCCGAAACGACATGGCGCTATTACAGCGCCGAGCCCAGCGAATTTCGAACACCATGGTGTTCGATGTGGACAACAATGGCATGCTCGCTATTAAGAAGGCCATCCAGGAATACGGGTCCTATATTCCCAAGGTGGAATCTTCCGGCTGGGTCAGCATGAACAAAACTGAAAAGCTCAAGCAGACCGCAGCGAAGTCTATCCGGGCAGAGCTCAACGCGGCCCTAGCTGCCGGTGAGAAAACCCAAATGGGTTACCTCTATAACTTGTTGGTCCTCCACACCGATGACGCGCTGCAGCTTGCTAACACTTTTGACACTAACGACGCCCAGGATGCTTTCCTGAAGTCCCAGGGGTTGGAAGTGATTTCCTCCCCGCTGGCCACCCCAGGTGAGGGCCTGTTAGTTGCCGAAGGGCAAGTGGGCACGATCGGCATGGAAGAACCAATTAGTACCGCTACCTGGCGGGACGAAGCACGTGACCTGACCTGGACCAAGGTGAAAGCTGTGCTGGAGCATGTGGTGACCGATCCCATGGCCATGGTGCGGCTTACCGGATTAGGCGCCTAATGTCGTATGCAGTCGCTGCGGATTTGAAAGACCGGTGGCAAGCGTTTCCACCTGGTCTTCCTGATAAGGTCGTCGATACGCTGCTGGAAGATGCCGCAGTGTGGTTGAGGGCGAAGTTTCCCCTCATCCCCGATGTCCCCAGTGAGCATCAAGCAGGCGTGCTAAAAATGGTGTCCTGCGCTATGGTGAGGCGCTCGCTTATCGCTGATACGCATGATGGGGCTTCGGAGATTACCGACACTGGCGGCCCTTTCAGCAGCACTCTGCGATTCGCTAACGGTGAGGGAAATTTCTATCTCACCGGTCAGGAACGTGACCTTATCGAAAACGCTATTGGGGTGGGAGAATTTCGTAACATTACTGCCGAAGGGTGGTGACGGCTGTGGCCACGATTCAAGTGCTCCGCCGCAGCCGGGACAAGTTCGGTGATCTGAGTGCCCCAGTGCCGGTTCTCACGATCACTGGGGCGAGAATCGCCTGGGCTCAGGCCACGGTCGATACAGACCGCAAAATGGTGGTGTCTACCCGGCCAACGGTGTATATCAAACGCCAGGCCCCGGATATTCGCACCGGGGATATTATCGAGGGTTTCGGAAGAAAGCTCAAGGCCATTGAGTCGCAGTTGTGGGAGCATCCCCGCAGGGAGGGCGTCATCGTGGGGACCGCGGTCATCTGTGAGGAGGTGCGATAATTATGAAGTTTTCGCCCCGAATCATGAAAGGATACCTGGAAGGCCCCGAGGTGGAGGAGCTCTTGTACCGTGCCGGCTATCTAGCGCAGGCCATCTACGCTACGGTGGCGCCCCGGGATACCGGTCGGCTAGCATCCTCTGGCGCAGTTGATGTGGAAATAGCCCGCCCCTACACGGGTAAAGCCCGCAAGCGCCTGGTGGCCACGGTCTCGATAGACGCCCCCTATGGTGTGCCGGTGGAGTTCGGGCACAGGATCAAATCCCGCCATGGGCGGGGCAGTGTTGCGCCCCGGGCGATGCTGCGTAAGACAATTAAGGCGGTGCGGCTATGACTATTACCATTCCTGACGACCTGGTGCCGTGGCCGGATGCGGAACAAATCATTGTGGCCGCCCTCGACCAGGTAGCCCAGCAGATGACGCCCCAGCCATGGGTGGGCACGTGGATCCCCGACGACTACGAAACCCAGATCCAGCAAGCCCCACTGATTGTGGTACAGCGCACCACTGGGGCCGCTGACATCAACAACCAGGTGGATGTCCCACTCGTAGAGATTGGGGTATTGGCGGAAACCCGTGCTGACGCCCAGAAAATCAACAGCTACTTGAGGGCGTGGATGCTAGACGTTTTCCCTACTCACCCGCAAGTACCGGTCCGTATCGTGAGTATCACCGAGCGGGTGGGATCAGTAATGCCACCATGGATCAACCCAGATCATCGGTATGTGAATGCTCTTTATGAGATCACGATCCGCCGGCCCCGAAGCCACAAATAACAACCCTTGCCCCCGGGCTTTCCTGGGGGCTTTCTTAATGCCCGCACCGTGCGGGGAGAGGAGATAGCCGTGACTACCACGGACTTCTACAAATTAAAAGAAAAAACAGACGACCTGCTTTTTGCCGCCCTGGACTACGCGCTGCTGATGTGCCCCTACGGGACTGAAATCCCAGAGCACATCACCGATAACACAGGTAAGCTGTTAGAGCTGCCGGAAGGCTGGTTCTCAATCGGCGAAGGTGAGAAAAAAGCCGGCGTTGAGCTGGCCCCCGACTCGAAGGTGGAAGGCCCTGAGGGCTATGGTAGCCGCGGCCGCCGCCGCACATTCGTGACCGATGAAACGTTTACGATTGATTTCACCGCCCAAGAATCCCGCTGGCGAACCCTGCAAATGTTCTACGATCTTCTGGAGGGGCAGTACGATGAGGGCACCGGATTTTTCGCTAAGAAGCGCCGGGCTGCCCGGGTGCGGGAATACTCCGCCCTGGTGCTCGCTAAGGACGGCGACCCAGGTGCTGAGATCTACCCGCATTTCGTTTTCCCCAAGATCACGGTCGAAAAGCGTGGCAAACAGAGTTTTTCCGAAACAGATGCGCTAACGTTCCCGCTGACCTTGGCTGCGCAGGAAGATGAAAAGTACGGCTCCATGTACGGGTTCGGCTTGGCCGGCCCCGGCTTCACCCCGGAGCTGGCGAAGCTCATGGGTGTCACTGGCGCCCACAAGCTCTCAGATAGCAAGTTCAAGTTCTCCGTCAAGGGTGCCACAGGCGGCACTTACACCATCACCATTAGTGGGAAAACCACCGCTGCTATCCCCTATAACGCTGATGCTGCGGCTGTGCAGGCGGCTCTCCGCGCTTTGGGTGAAAACGAGGCTGAGGCTACCGGCACGGTGGATGCTGGTTTCGTAATCGCTAAGGTATCCGCTGCCCCGACGGTTGCCGCCACTGACCTCACCGGTGGTGGTTTCCCGAAGACAGTGGAGGTCACTAAGGACCCCTCCTAGCCCTCGCCGGTAACAACACCTTACCTGGGCGAGGGCTCCTACCAACCGCTGCCCCATAAAACTGCAAGGAGGAATCATGGCGTATGCCCGTAACACCTGGAATAACGACGACCCTAATACCCCTCTGTCGGCGGAGCGGCTCGGTCGTATCGAGCAGGGCATCGAATCAGCCCACGTCACCGCTGATGCTGTGACCGTCGCTAGTGAAAGCCTGAAAACCCGGGTTGCTAGCCTGGAAAAGCTGAAAGAACAGCCCGCGCAGGTCGACCCGCAGGCGATCAAAACCGCAGTCGCTGAAGCCCTCAAAGCCCAACCCCCAGTTGATCTTGGGCCGATCACTAAGCGGCTCACCGCGCTAGAAACAAAACCCGCCAGCACTGTGCGGGAACAAGTACAGCAGTCTGCCCTGCGGGGCCGGCTTGCCGACCGGGCAGGGGTGAAAACCCGCGCCATTGGTGTTGGGTGGGAAGACACCTCAAACGCGGCTGACCGCGACTGGGCGACTATCGCCCAGAAAGCCATAGCGAAGGGCTATAACACTATTGACCTGGCTGTGGGCCGCCCCGAATGGACGCTCTTCCCCTGGCCAGCCCACCCAGAGCGGGTGTCTATCGACGCTGGGAAAAACCCCATCCGGGACACCATCACCACCCTTCGTGGTGCCGGCATCGAGAATGTTTTCCTCACCCTGGACATGATGATCTCCACCACACTGGGGAAACAGCCCGAGTGGAAAGCAGTCTCCCGGGACGGCACTATCCGGGACATGCCATCACCTGCAGCACTCACCAACCCCGGTGATATCCGGGACATGCTAGGCGGTGCTGTTGCCCAGGTTGCCGCCGAGTACGGGGACCTGATTGACGGCATCATCATCACCGAACTGTTCTGGGATTCCGGCTCGTTCTCCGCCCACGACCTCACCCTATACAAGAGTGATACCGGTGCCACCGACTGGCCGCGCCGGGGCGATGGCACCCCGCATGAGAGCAAGGAATACCAGGAGTGGTTGACCACGAAGATGGCCGATTTCATCGGCTACTGCCGCGGCATGACCGGGGGAATCCCTCTCATCATGGACGTGCGCGCGAACTGGGCTACCCCGGTGGCCGGTGATGTGGGCAGCGGCCATGACTATTCCAAGCTGCTGCGGGTTGCTGACGAGATCCAGGTGTGGGCCTACTACACGACCGGTGATGAGGCGAAAGCCACAGCATTGTCTACCGTGTTGGATAGGCAGTGGCCGGGGCGGATCCGCACTGCACTAGGGCTATGGTCGGCAAGCCCCACGTCCGTAGGCCAGGTACTTACCTCCCTCACTGGTGCCCACCGGGTGCAGGTCACCCCTTACTCAAAAATGGGCTCCTTACTCTAAAGCCCCACCGAATAATCCCCATCAATCACCGCGGTAAGCACCATCGCCTACCGCGGTTTTTTCACCGCCCCCATGAATGGAGACAAATTAATCATGCCAAGAAAGACCACAACTAGTGCCACGAAAAAACCCCAAGCCGCCCAGGCTATGGATCCGGCAGGGGACCGGTTTGAAAAATTCCGCGCCCGCGGCATGGCCATGCAAAACCGCGCTGGGCATCGCCGCCGCACGTTTGTGACCGATGACCCGTTTGTGCTGGGTGAGGAGTATGGTTTCACACCGCCGATTGAGATTCAAAAACCGGTTTACACTGATCGGCTCGCTATCGAGGAGATGTCCCGCGCCGGCAACGCCACCGGTGTGCTGCGACTCCTTTTCAAGGATGACTACCGCCGCTTCCTGGCCGCGTTGAACAGTGTTGGTGATGACGCTGAGGAAGTAGCCATTGGTGTGTTCATTGACATCCAAGCCCATTTCTACGGTGAAGGGATTGTTGATGAGTTGGTCACTTTCCCTATGTAACCGGCCTCATCAACAAGTACGGGCCGGAGATTAGGTGGGATCTCCACCACTATCTAAATATCGACCTCGATGACTTTTTATGCGGCGTGAGGCATTGGGCGACGTTTATTGAGCTCCTAGAACAGTTGCCGCCAGGGTCGCACTACCTGGCGGCTCTCGCTGATGATGATGATTTGGCGGAGCAGGTGCTGCGGGATCGGAAAGAGAACCCGCATGTGCCCCCGTCGCTGCGGGAGTGGGACGGCATCCAAGCGAAACTCACGCAGCTAATTGAGCTTACTCAGGCCCTGTGCGCTATCACGGCCCGCCTGGAGACGTCGCTGCCGCCGCCGCCCCGACCGATAACCGCTGCTGACCGTCTGGAGCAGCAGCAACGGAAAACTGACATGAATGATCTGCTCACGGGTCTGCTTGGGGATCGGGTAGAAAACCGCTAAACAACCACAAACAAAAAACGGGGGGTGTTGGTTATGGCTGAATACACCGCAGGGGTTGCGAAGGTTGAGATCAGGCCGAATCTTTCGGGGTTCTCTAAGCGCCTGAAAGCGGAGTTAGAACGGATTAATGCCCAATTTGGCGTGGAGATCCGCCCGGATTTGAGCGAATTCCGGGAGCAACTGCGCGCTGAAATGGCAAACCTCCCTACCGCTGAGATTGACGTGGACGTGGACGCTGCCGCAGCCAAGGGGAAGATCGCCCAGCTGGGCCGGGACCAGAAACTCACGATCCAGGCCGAGGCAGATACCGCAGACGCCAAGTCGGGTATCGAATATCTCACCCGCCCACAGAAAGTCACCGTCGAGGTTGATGCTGATACTGCCCCCGCTAAGGAGCGTATCGACCAGGCCGCTAAGAAACGCCACACCACGGTTGAGGTTGATGCGGATACCGCGGCGGCGAAAGCAAAGATCGCTGCTGCCGCCCGCGACCGTAAAGCCAAGATCGACGTGGACACAGGTGGCGCCGCGGCCGGGTTGTCATCCATGGCCACGCAGGCTGCTGGTGCCGCATCATCATTGGGCATGGTGGCAGCTCAAGCAACGGGCATCGGCATCATTGGCGTTGCCGCGGCTGGCTGTATCGGCCCCCTGGCGTCTGTAGCAGCCGCCGCCTCCGGCGTGATCGGTGTGCTAGGAGTGCTTCCTGGCATAGCCGCATCTGCCGCGGCAGGCTTGGCCACTCTAGGCATCGGCCTGAGCGGCGTGGGTGCGGCGTTTTCTGCCATGGGGAAATCCGCCGGCGGCGCAGCCGACGATACCGCGGACAAGCTGAAACAACTCCAGCGGCAGGTGGAGTCTGCCGAACGCGGCCTGGTGCAGGCCAATCGTCGGGTAGAAGACGCCGAACGTCGGGTAGAAGACGCGCAGAAGAACACCCGGAAAGCCCAAGACGCCCTCAATGACGCCCGTAAAGAAGCCGTCAAAGACCTGAAAGAGCTCAAGGGTGAGCTGGAAGACGCGGCCCTAGGGGAAGAAGAGGCAGTCCTGGCTGTTGCTCGCGCCCGCCAATCCCTGATTGACGCCCAGGCCGATAAGGATTCTTCCGGCCTGGATATCGCCGAGGCTGACCTGGCATACCGCAAGGCGGTAAAAAACCTCGATGAAGTGCGGGAGAAAAACAACCAGCTCGCCAAGGATGTGCAGGCAGCGAACGACGCCGGTATCGAGGGCTCGCAGAAGGTTCAGGATGCGAAGGAAAAAGTCGAGGCCGCCACCCGCGGGGAAGCCGATGCGCAGCGCGCCCTGCTAGAGGCAAACGAAAATGTACTGGTCGCCCAGGAACGCCTCGATGACGCCCTGGAAAACCTGGCGAAGGGGGCGTCTTCTGCCGCTGGTGGCGTCGATCCCTTTGCCGAAGCGCTAGCGAACCTGTCCCCGAAAGCACAAGAGTTCGTGCTGGCCATGCAGGCCTTGGGCGACCAGTGGCAGGACCTGAAATTCGCGGTGCAGGACAATCTGTTCGACGGCTTGGCTGAGGACGTCACGAACCTGGCGACCGTGCAGCTCCCCGTGCTGAAGACCGGCCTGGCGGGGATCGCTAGCGAAATCAACACTGGGCTGCGCGCAAACATCGCAGCACTATCCAGTGAGGCTTCCCAAACCGGACTGGCCACCATGCTGGAAAACACCCGGCAAGCGTTTGCCGGCACAAACCAAGCCGCCGGACCTCTCACCCAAGCCATTGTGGATATCGGCGCAGCAAGCTCCGCATATTTGCCCCAGCTAGGCCAATATCTGGGTGAGGCAGGTGCCCGCCTGGGCGAATTCCTTACCCAGGCAACCCAAACCGGGCAATTCGACCAGTGGGTGCAAAACGGCATCAACACCCTGAAAGGTATCGGCCAAACCCTAGCTGACGTGGGCGGCATCATCAGCGGTGTGTTCCAGGCCGCCGCCACCGCCGGCCAGTCTTCTCTGGGCCCACTTGGCCAGGTGCTATCCATGGTCAACGAGTTCGTCAATAGCGTGCAGGGGCAGCAGGCACTGGGGTCGTTCTTCTCTTCCATGACTGATGGTCTGGCCGCCCTCATGCCTATCCTATCCACGGCCCTCACTTCTATCGGCACTACGATCATGCCGGCCATCAGCGATTTCATCCAGCAAGCCGCGCCGGGTGTTCAGATGTTTGTGCAGGGTTTCGCGGATGGGTTGTCTGCTTTGGCTCCGGCGATGGGGCCGATTGGCCAGCTGCTGAGCGATATTGGTGCCGCGTTAGCGCCGCTTCTCCCCGTGTTGGGTGAGTTATTAACTGCTGCCTTGGTGCCGGTTGCGCAGGGTTTGAGCCAGGTAGTGGGCGCGTTGGCGCCGGTGATCCAAATTGCTGCTACGGCCTTGACCCCGCTGATTCAGCAGTTGGCCCCAATTTTCTCGGACCTGGTGGGCATGCTTGCTGATTTGGTGACGCAGTATTTGGGGCAGTTGATGCCGTTCCTTCCGCAGATGGTGGCGGCATGGCAGCAGATCTTTGATGCGGTGGCTCCGCTGATCCCGGTGTTCACCAAGTTGGCGTTTGATATTATCTCTCCGTTGATCGGGGTCATTGGGGCTCTGATGCCGGCGATTGTGGGTCTGGTGCAGGTATTCGCCACGATTATTACGGCTGTTGCCCCGGTGATCGCTATTATCGGTGAGCTCATCGGCGCCGTCGTGAAGGTCCTGGCGGCAATCATTAATTTTGTGGTGCAGGCAGTGACGAACTGGGATTCTTTCAAAGCCCGGCTAATTGCTGCTACTAGCCAGTTCATCACGAAGATCGTCAGCAGTTTTCAGCAGTTTATTTCCCGCGCCGTTAGCCTGATCGTTGATTTTGGCAAGCGGCTGGTGAACCAGTTCGTGGCCATGTGGAATAACGCTTCGGGCGCGGTAGCGAGCGGTGTGAAGACTGTAGTGGAAAAGGTCAAGAGTATCCGCCAGCTGGTGCTTGACGTGTTCAAGGGCGCCAAGGATTGGTTAATTAATGCCGGCAAGACCATCATTAGTGGTCTGTGGAATGGCATGAAAGACATGTGGGAGAACGTCACGGAGTGGTTTAGCGATAAGCTGAGCGCTATCCGTAGCCCTTTCTCCAGTCGCGCTAGCCGCCACGCTACTGGTTCGGTCCGCCGTTATGCTGCTGGTGGGGAGGATCATTCCCCGCAGATTGCCGCTGGTGGTGAATGGCGAGTGTGGGCAGAGCCCGAGACCGGGGGAGAGGCATACATTCCTCTGGCTAATGACTACCGACGCTCCCGTGCTGTGGCGATTACTGCCGCGGTAGCGGACCACTTCGGTTATAGTCTGGTGGATGCCAAGGGGAAGGGCTTCGCCCCGGTGGCGAAGGGCAGCCTAGGCCCCACGGATGTGCGCGCCTTCGCCGAGGGCGGCATCACCATTGAGGACCTGGATACGTTTGCTTCCGACCTGGAGGGCAAACCCTACGTGTGGGGTGGTGTCCACTGGGGCGACTGTAGTGGCGCCATGTCGGCGATTGCCCGCTACACTGCGGGCGTCGACCCTTGGGGTGGCAGGTTCACGACCGCATCAGAAAAAGAAGGCCTTAACGCGCTTGGGTTCCTTCCCGGCCTGGGGCCTTCTGGGTCGTTGCAGATTGGCTGGTATAACGGGGGCCCGGGTGGCGGCCACACTTCCGGCACCCTCCCGTCCGGCACAAATGTGGAGATGGGTGGCGGCCGCGGCAATGGCCAATTCGGTGGCAGTGCGGCACCTGCTAGTCATCCCCAGTACACGGATCATGCGCATGTGCCGGCGGAGTTTTTCGCCCCGATTAAGGTGCCCCGCATGGGCGGTTTGGGCGATATTGATTTCGGCCACACCGACGCTGCTTCTGCTAGTGCTGTGGAGACCACTGACCCGTCGGGCGATAAGCTCAAGGCGTTCCGGGCGTCGGGTAAGTCTGACCCGGATTCGTATGTGACCGGGGCGAAATCAGATGGCCCATCCAGTATCTCGGAGATTGTTGCTGATTTCGCTAAGACCGCGGCGGCAGGCCATACTAAGGACCTGTTGGGCCTGGTTGGCGTATCTGATGATATCCCGATGGTGAAGGCCTATAGCCAGTGGTTGAAAGCCCGCCAGAGCGTATCGAAGCGTTCAGGCACCGCCGCGAAGCAGAAAGAAATCACCAGCCTGTCCCAGGCGGCAGCGAGCGTGATTGACGCCGACCCGCAGGTGGATACGGTAGAGGTCACCGGCCTGGATCTGGTGGGTGGCCTCTCACCGATCAAAGCGCCAAAAGCCGACGACGGTGATATTGACCATGTGTATGTGCCAGGCGGCGGCGCTGAGCAGTGGCGTGGCATGGCCATGGCGGCGATGCGCCGGGTTGGTTTCGATGCTGATAATCCGGCGCAGGTTAACGCCATGATAAAGCAGATCCAGTCAGAATCCGGTGGCGACCCGAATATTGCCCAGCAGATCGTGGATGTGAATGGGTCCGGGGAATCGGCGGGGGTTGGGTTATTGCAGATCATTCCGGCAACCTATGCCGCCCACCGGGACCCCGAGCTACCGGACGACCGCAGGAATCCGTTCTCGAATATGGTTGCGGCCTTGCGTTACTACCGCAGCCGTTACGGTTTTGATTTGACCACGATGTGGGGCCAGGGCCACGGCTATGCAGGTGGTGGCCTGGTGGAAGGCCCTGGTGGCCCCACTGATGATCTCATCCCTGCATGGATTTCTAACGGTGAATTCGTGGTGCGTGAGGCGGCAACTAGGCACGCTAGGCCACTGCTGGAAATGCTCAATACTGATCCGCAGCACGCTAGGGCCATCACCCAAGCCGTCACGGGCACCCCACCGACCCCACCTGAGGAACCATCTGCGCCGGTGGAAGTGCACTATCACATTGAAACAAACAACGTGGAGGAAGGCCTGCGCAGGTCAGAGATGCACGCTCGGCAACAGGTCATGGCCATGAACGGCGCATAGCCGGTACACCGTTGAAAGGAGCTGGTTGGTTGTGTTGGATATTGGAACCCCCGCCCGCATCGACATCACGGACATCCACGGTCGCACGTGGACTGTTTCCGGTGCGGGTGTGGGCGCGGAAGGCGTCGAACTGGCCGAGGACCCCCAGGGTCTATTTGATGAGGCGCCGATCTCGGGGATCTGGCAGCAGTCGGCGTTCCAGGAGGGGTCCACCTACCTGGGCCACACTATCGACCCCATCGACCTGGTGCTGGGGTTTGATATCTACGGTGATACCGGCGACTGGGAAACCATCGAGTCCCGTTTTTATTCGGGCTTCGCCCCGGATACTCCCGCCACCATCATGGTTACTACCAACAGTGAGTGCCGCACCCTAGAGGTTGTCAAGCTCAAGGAGAGCAAAACACAGTCGAAGAAGGACCCCAGGTTTCTCCACCACTCCAAGCTCATCCTGAACCTGCGCGCCCCGTTCCCATTCTGGAAAGGGGACACGCACGTGGCAGCGTTCAAGGCCACCCCGGGCAGCACCAGCGGCACGCTGACGGTGCATAACCCCACCGATCGGCCTCTATGGTTGCAGTGGGCGATGACCGCACCCGGCCAGTGGACTATCCCCGATTATGATTTCGCGGACCCCACTGGCCGCGATGGGCGCCGCACCATCACCACCCCACAACTCCACCCCGGGGAAGATTTGACGATCGACACCTATCCACGCCATGAACGCTACGTAGCCGCCAACGGCTCCAATGTGGCCGGCCGGTTTGCCGGTGTGGATTTCCTCTACCCACTCCCACCCCACACACCACCCACCGTAGTGCCGGTAAGTGCCGCCCTCACCGGGGGCACGGAGTCATCCATCCAATGCCGCATGGTCGAATACTGGACCAGGCCCTGGGGCGGAAGGAGGCTCTAATGACCATCACTCCGCACCTCATGCCAGGCACCCAAAACCTCGACCAAACCACCCTAGACCGGCTAGAAGCCGTGTGGCGGAAAGGCCAAACCCTCAGGCGGGGCCGCATCCTAGCCCGCCGCACCCCACCCCTCATTCGGCTGTGGGACGGTGACTGGAACCTCAAAGGCCGCCTGGTAGACGCCATCCACGCCAAATTCCAGTGGAAACTCAACGACACCGGGGCCGGTACCATCACCATCCCGATAGACCACTGGCTCGCCACCTGGGCCCTCGACCACCATAGTCGCCCCACAAAAAACATCCATGTCACCATGGACAAAGACGGGGCCAGGTGGTCCGGCCGCCTGAAATCCACCCGCCTAGTAAAAGAACGCACAGGCCAAAGATACCTGGAGCTAAACTTCCTCCACGACTACGAAGAGCTGAAACACGTTTATGTGTGGCCGAACCCGCTCACCCCGGCAGCGGTCCAGTTTCCTCGCACGTTTATGTTGCTTGGCCCCACCCGGTGGGCACTCAAAACCGCCCTCATGCTCAACATCTGGCGCTTGGAGGGTTCCGTGTGGGCACTCCCCGACGACCCGCTCGACCTCACCGAATGGACCGACACATTCAACCCCCGCACCTGGGCGATTCAGGTCGCGCCGGGGCGGATCGGTGGTGATACTACCCCGTGGACCATTATCTCGTCGCGGATGAAAACGTGGCATGATATGGCGGCTAGCCCGTTGCGGCAGGCCCAGCTGATGGTGGAATGCCGCAGGTACCTGACAGGGGATCCGCTCCCGTGGCCGGGTGCGAAGATCCGGCACGGGTGCTTGGTTGTCGACATTGTGGATAAGTCCTCGTGGTTTGATCCTGAAGGCACATCCCTGTGGGGCACTATCCGGGCAGGCTTCCTCCGCACTACCCAACAACTGGTTGGCCATAACGTGGACACCGAACACACAGTGATCCCCAACCCAAATATCCCGGTGAAGTATTCTGCCCCGAATTGGCTTGGCACCATCCCCCAATGCCCTTATGTGCTGTACCGGGATGCTCCGCTAACCGGTATAGAGGCCGCGGATTTCACCTGGGAACCCGCTACCGCGGTGCAAATCCTCACTGGCGGCCACTCCACTTACGGCGTCAACGAAGCCCTGTCCTCTCTGGTGACACTGGTTGGTAATTATTTGGGCATGTTTATCGCCACACCGACCATCGGCGTTATCGCAGACACTCTCCTTAAACCCTTCTACGAAGACACCCTTCTGGCCTGGATGTCGCTAAAATCACTCCAGCGTAGCCGCACCTTAGGCTGGTCAAAATACTGGGAGCACTTCGCCGACGGGGCAGACCGCGGCTACACGCTTTCCGCTCTGGCCGCGATCCGGGAGGGGTTTTGGGACACCCGCGAAAAAACTTCCCACAAACTCACTCTCGGCGATGGTGCCCCATGGTTTATTGGCGACCGTGGCCAGGGCCATTTCTTCCTGGGTGATCGGATCGGCGCCACCATCAAAGGCCTCCCCGGCGACCAAGTGGTTGTCGAGCAGGTCACTGAAATCACTTACGAGCTAGACCGGGACACCCGCGGTTGGGCGTGTGTCTGCGGTGACCCCCAGGCCCAGCACTCACCCCTGGAACAAATCCTCACCAGAGTGAAGTCATCTATGAGCAGTATCCATGATCTAGGAGTCATCTAATGCCTATCCCTCTCCAAGCTGCCTGCGACCCGGAGTCCCCCGAAGAACACGCCCTCTGGGCACTTATCGGCCTGGCCGGGCCCGCCGCATCCGCCCCCCTCGTGGTCCCCACCAGCACGCTTAGGCAATGGTCAGAGCATCTCTACCGGTGCGGCTTCCGCCACCACCCAGAACTGCAGGAAATAAAATACGTGCCGCCCCGCGGCCCCCATGATTGGATCACCGCGGCCGGCGGTACATGGGTAGACATCAACCAGCCACTACCACCGGAAGTAACCACCCCGGATATCTCTCATCTTTCCATGGCGGAAAAACGCGCCCTGCTCAACCAGCTTACCGACGACCTCACACCCCCAGAACCCACTACACGGCAGGAGGCGACAGTAAACTATGACTGACCCAAAGGCCCTCATCGAAAGCGGCGACTACCCGCTAAAAACCACCGGGGACACGCTAGTAGGGGCCCAGGTCAAAACCATCACCCCCTACACCGAGCAAACCGTCAAAGACCGCGCCCGCCGCCAGGCACTCGAAGCCATGCCCTTCGGAAAGAAAGGCTTGCCCGAGCTCATGGCCGACCTAGGCAAAACTGTACTCAGCGGCATCGCCGACATCTTCCGGGCTCTCGCCACCGGCGCCACCTTCGTCGTTAAAACCGGCTTGGAATTCATCGGCAGCCTACTCAACCGGGTCTTCGAAGCCGTGGGGAGCCTCATCAAACCGATGCAGAAAGAAATCAAGACCGGCCTCTCCGGTCAGCTCGCCCTCAACGACCGCATCGACCTGCTCGACGGCGCGCCGGGCTATGTGTGCGCTTATCAGACGGTGAATTTGAATAGTGCCTGGCAGGCAAATACGGCGCGGACTTTGCCTTTTAAGGGGCAGGTGGGGCCTGCGAAAAATGCGCATCTTGATACGGAAAACGGCATGATCGTGCTGGATGCCAAAGGTTTGTGGACGTTTAACGCTCGGTGCCATATTGGGAAAACCATTTATACCGGCTGGGGTTACTGTGATGTGAACCTGCTGGTGTACACGCCTGAGGGGCAGTTGTATCACGAGGTGGCTGCTACTTTTGAGACTCCGCAGCAGTACGCGCAATCACTGGTGCTGGCAACGGAACCGGTGGTGGTTGACCGGCCTGGTTATAAGGCAAAGATCCAGATCTACATGGCGAACTGGCGAACGTGCTACGGCGGCACCCGCTATTCCAGCTTTTCCGCTATCCGCCATTCACACGAGGTGGAGAACCTCGGCGAGCAAACTGTCCGAGACGAAGTATAAAACCGACAACAAGGAGGAAAAAAATATGCGAACATTAATCATTGACCTGCGTGATGTGGGTGGTAAACCCCACCCGGAAGACTACGTGCTGTTGCAAGCACCAGCGCTACGCGGGTCTGTTGAATCCACCGGGGCCATTATCATGACCGCCCCGGTCCGTGTTGATCTGACTGATGGCAAGGCAGAAGTCGAGGTGGAGCCGGGTCTGCTGTTGGTACAGGTCCGAACCCAATCCGTGCGTGACTCTGGTCCGCTTGAGGTTGTTGTTCCTGAAGGCACTGGCCCCGTATCACTGCGTACCTGTATTGAGCGTAGCTTCCAATACCGGCCGGCGGTGGAGTCAGCAGTGGCGGCGGATGCTGACCGCGCCTATGCTGCCTTGCAGGGTGCCATTACTGCGGAGCGTGCTGCGGACCGGGCCGCGAAAGCGGCAGCCGCTGCTGCGGAAAATGCTCATGCTGCGGTGCAGCCGACGCCTCCCGCAAGTGCCACTGTGCAGGGCAAGATTCAGCTTGCTGGTGACCTGACCGGCACCGCCGCCGAGCCTAAAGTTATTACTGCGGGGGACGTGGATTTCAGTATCCATCATGATGCGCCACGTGCCGCGTTTGTGAAGACCCGGGCGGATGGGCAGATCGCTATCACCACGCCCTCGATCGTTAAGCCGGCTCATGCAACCAACAAAGACTACGTTGACAAAGCCGATAACAAACTCCGGCTGGAGAAAGCGGACAAGGAGCACACGCATCAACTCCGTGATATCCAGGGTCTTCCCCCGGCAGCATCAACGTTCCTGACTCCTGGCCAGGCTTCCCTCATGGTTCGTAGTGATACTGGTAATGCGGATATTAGTGATCCCGTCACCGCCACCCATATTGCTAATAAGGGTTATGTTGATACCAAAATCAAGGAGGTGAATCGGCGCATTGATGTGCCGGAAAATGATGATATTGTCCGCTGGGATGACGGTCAACTTGTCTTCACCCGGATTGGCGCTATGGTGTGGGCCGTTGTCGGGGCTGCTTCCGCTGGTGTGAAAGGCACCCTCCCGCCGAAATTACGCCCAGTGGCCCGGGATGTAGATTTCTTCCTCACCAGCCCAGAGAAACGCAGCACCCCCGGTTGGTGCACTATCACGAAGGAAGGCGTGGTGAGCGTGAATTTCTCGGACCCTGCAGCAAAGACTGGGTACGGCATGGGCATGTACATCCGAGATTTCGCCGTTAACTAACAAACAAACTGGCACTAATGCGGAAACCCGCGGCCCTCCTAAAAATGTGAGGCCGCGGGTTTCCTAATACAAAAATAATTTCGAAAGGAGACTCTTCATGTCGAAACCAGATAATAATCATACACCAGGCGGCGGCCAGCTCATCCCTATTACGAACATGGGGGAGGGCGATCAAGCGGTCCAGGCGGTGTTGGGGCGTGACCTTCACGAGTATTTGGAAGTCGGGGCGTCGTATCGCCACTGGTTTCCGCGGATGGTTGCCTATGGTTTTGAGGAGGGTGTGGACTATGTGGTCAAAAATGACCGTTCGGCGTCACCTGCGGGAATGCCGTCTCGGCCGCGGTTGAATCATGTTGTGTCTTTGGACATGGCAAAGGAGATTGCCATGTCCAGCGCTCCGCGAAGGGTAGGCAAGCCCGCCGCTATTTCATCGAGGTGGAAAAGCGTGCCCGCATGGCGCCGGCGTTTGATCCATCGCAGTTGACCCGATCTGAGATTCTTTTAATTGCGCTCAATGCTGAAGAGGAACGCCTGGCCCTAGAGGCTGCGAATCAGCAGCTCCAGCCGAAGGCGGATGCCTACGACTGTTTTATTGATTCCACCGGCTCCTACAGCATGGGCACGGTGGCGAAAATGCTAGGCATCGGCCAGAACACGCTTTTCCGTGAGCTGCGGAACCGAGGCATCTTGATTACTAAAGGCAACATGCGGAACACCCCATACCAACGCTACGCAACCTATTTCGAGGTGAAGGCCGGCGACTATACCCGTTCGAACGGCACCCAGGTGGTAACGCACACGACTCGTGTCCGCCCCCGGGGGATTGATTTCATCCGCCGCACACTGGGCTTGCACGGTGCTCACCCCATGCTGCCTATAACTTTCCAATAAGGAGAAAACATTGTTAACAATTCTTGATTACAGTGCTGGCGTGCCGCCAGCTGCGGCAATTCGCGCCGCTGGCCATGATGGCGTGATCCGCTACATCAGTCCACCCAGGGCCAGCTGGATGCTAGGTAAACCCATCCAGAAGGCTGAACTAGGTGACCTCCAGGCGCATGGCCTGGGGGTCGCTTTCGTATGGCAGTTCGGAAAAGAAGATGATTCCGACGTGATGCGCGGCTATAACGGTGGCTTGGCCGATGCCCAGGCGGCCCAGCAGAAACTCGACGAGCTCGACTGTTCTGAACATCCCGTGTTCTTTGCGGTGGATTTCCCTATCAGCCTTGACGAGTGGAACGGCGTTGCCTCCGAGTATTTCCGTGCCTGCTGTGAAGTCTTGGGGCGTGAACGAGTCGGTATTTACGGGCATTCCAGGGTGATCGCTTGGGCTGCCGCAGATGCGCTTATTGCTGACTTGGGCGGCAGAAAGTTCCTGGCGTGGCAGACCGCGGCCTGGAGCGGAGGCGTCCTATCCACGGAAGCCGTGCTGTACCAGCGCCCCGGCAGCGAGACCGTGGGCGGCGTCGACTGCGATATCAATTTTGTGCTTGCCGACTACTGGGGCCAACACCCAAACGGCACCACGGTACGCCGTGCCCCCAATCCAGTACCTGAAACCTTAACCCAAGAAGAAGGAGGATCCATGGAAATCCGATACGATGCTGATTTCACCGTGGACATGCCTGGTGTCGGCTACCGCTCCCTCGACGCTATCCAGTCGATCTGCGTCCACACGGTGGAGTGCCCGCCCGAGCGCGATGGCGTTGCCGTCGCCCAATGGCAAACAAATCCCGCTAACGGCTCTAGCTATAACGTGCTCGCCGGCGCCGACGGTATTTTAATTTTGTGCAATACAGATGATTTTATGCCGTATGCCGCCGGCCCCACCGGTAATGCCCGTTGTCTCCACATCAGCCTCACCGGTTACGCGCGCATGAGCCGTGAGGATTGGCTTGACGACGACGCAAAGCTGCGGCGGACCGCCGAGCAGATCGCCAGCTGGTCGCAACTGTACGATATTCCCCTGGAATTTATCGACGCCGACCGACTGCGTGCCGGCGCTCGCGGCGTGCACGGGCATGCGGAAATCTCCGCAGCCTGGCAGGAAGTCGACCACACCGACCCCGGCCCCGGCTTCCCGTTCGACGTCGTGCTGGCCTACGCCGCCGAACTCCTCGACTCACCTAACCAAACACAATCACAACAAGAAGAAGGAGAACCACGCATGGTGCGTTGGATCCTAGACCAACTCGTCGGGCCCGAATGGAAAGACAACAAGCCGGTTTTCTCCGGCTGGAAAGCCACCGAAGGCAAAACCTTCGTCGACTTCGTGGCCGACAAAATCAAGCTCATCCCGGAAATCGCCCGCACGGTAGCCACGCTACCGGAGCGCCTCGACCGGATCGAAACCCTACTCAAGGAAGGAAACAAGTAAATGTGGACCCGTATTTTTTGGATTGATGCTGCCGACCGTGCGGCACGAACCTTCGCTCAGGCACTGCTAGCAACCATCACGATCGGCGATGCCGTCTACAGCGTGGACTGGAAAGCTGGACTGGGCATTGCAGTCACCGCAGCTATCGCATCCATTTTGACGTCTATCGCAACATCAAAAGTTGGTGCATCGGGTACGCCAGCGGTGGTGATTCCAGCTGCTGACGCCACGCCGGCGGCTACTGCTGATACCCACACTCCGGCCCATCGGGAGGTGGAGGAATGGCCAACCAGCTAATCGTACTAATCGCTGCGGTGGAAGCGCTGATCCGTAGCCTGGACCCCACCTTAGTAGCGGCAGTGGTCGATTCCGCGGTGGCCCTATCCTAGGACTGGAGGCCACATGGACCCAGCTGTAGCAGGGCTATCCCTATCGGGTCTAGGAATTACCGAAAGTATCGGCATCGCGCTCCTCACCCTGGTAACCACGCTGACCACCACGGTGATCGTGCAGAGAACCCTCTGGCGAACGAAAGCCTTGGAGTCAGCGGCAGCGCGTGCGGTTGCCGAGCGAGAAGCCGAAACTGCAAAAGCTCAGCTAGCGCAGAGCGAACTCCAGCTCACCCTCGAAGCCGGTACTCGGCTACGCGAGGATCTGTGGCGGAAGATTGAGAAGCTAGAGACCCAGCAGACCGAAATGGAACACACCATTGACGCCATGAGATCCGAGCGGATCCTTGATGTGCAGGTGCGTTTAACACTTCGCACATTGTTGGAGACCTACCCGAATCCGCCTGGCCGCCCTGTCATCCCCTCAGCTGTGGAACGTGTTCTTGCTATCAGTGAGGACACTGATAATCTGATCCGAGACCGTGATAGCCGAAGATGATATTGGCAACACTTTCGGCCCCGCCTTCGACCCTAAAAATTGGACATTAGCTGGACCACAAGAAAAATAATTCGGCTAAAGGCAGAGCTAAAAGCTACTAAGGTTAGATGCCCGTTAGCTCCACTGATGAGAAACCCCAGTTCCATTACGGAGCTGGGGTTTCCCTTTCTCTCTTGCCGGATAGTTTCTTGATAACCGCATCGAAATCACGAGCATGCTGGATAGCTTCAACCGTAACGACAAGAGTAGGCTTCTGTGATCTCTGCTGCGCCTATGCCCCCATCAGAAGTCTAACCACCAGATCAACCGGGATATAGGAGGCCTCAAGTGATTTTACTTTTCTATGATTCGACTCTAAGAACGCTACAGAGGTTGAGGGTAATCCTTTTGGATATTGAAATCATGTGATGGTTTTTGGAAGAGGAATGCCGTGGGTCTAGGGTTGTCTTCTACATGCTTAATTACCATGTCCAATGAGCCAAGCACTTGTGCTATTTGATT